TGGGTCTAGAAAGCCTAAAGAAGTTTTAAAAGGAAAAGGCGAAAAAGTAATTACCGACAAAGTTTTAGAAAAAGTAATTACCAGACCTCGTGATGCAAGAGGCAGATTTATAAAAGTTACAAAAGCAAAATCTACCGAAAAAGATTTACGTAAGACTGAAAACCTAAAAGGTAGAAAAAATATACAAAAAGGAAAGAAGTCTAGAACTAAAACTTCAGGAAAAGCAGCAAAACCTGTTAAGACAAAAGTAGCAACTAAAACTCAAGACAGTGCAATTAAACTTCGTGCTCTTCTTGACAGAATGCTACCCCAGGTAGTTGCCAGTAAGATGGTAGAGCCTAGACTAGTTTATAGAACAGGTAGATTTGCTCAATCAGTACGAACAGAAAATGTTGTAATCGGACCCAGAGGAGGAATTCATATAGACTATACTTATATGAAGTACCCATACCAAACGTTCGAGCCAGGATTTGCACAAGGAAGTAAGTACAGAGATCCTCGGTCAATTATTAAAGAAAGTATTCGTGATATTGCTATCACCCTTGTTGGTGAGAAGTTTATGACAATTAGGAGAGTGTGATGGCAAATGCGTTAGCAAGAACTTATACGACACGAAGAAGAGCAATTGTACAAGCAATACGAGATTTATTTATTAATGAACTAAACGGGGCTCCGCCCTCTAGAGTAGCAGTCTCAAACGTCGATACTAAACTTACGTTTTGGGACCAAGTGACTGAATACCCTACTGTTCAAATTGGCGTGGGGCAAGAAACACGAGAGTACGATGGAGGCGGGTTCCGCTTTAGGTTTTTAAGAGTAACAATTCGGTGTTACGTTCACGATACGGATGATGTGATTGAAGCACTAGAAGCGCTACTTGAAGATGTCGAAACAGTATTAGAAGATAATGATCCTTTGACATACTATGATTCGACTGGAGCATCTCAGTCTACCGCACAAACAACTATTTTGTCGGTTGATACAGATGAGGGCGTTTTGGAACCTCTAGGTGTGGGAGAGATCACAGCGGAGATCCGATACTAGAAAATAGCTTCGGCTCTTTTCGAGAAATAGGAGAAAAAGATGGCATTTTTCTTTAGTAGAGACACTAAGGTCTTTATGAAGTGGAGCTATGATGGCACAACTGCCAACACTGCACTTTTTGAAGTACCTGTGCTGGATGGGTTTTCGTTCAGCCAAGGCACAAACACCACAGAGGTGACTCTGAGTGAAGCTGCCGATACTAGTGGAAACTCCAAGCGCGGTCGAATCATGTTTAACGACTCTTTTGCCCCCGCAGAGTGGAGCTTCTCCACATATATGCGTCCGACAGTTGGTGGTGGAAGCGACAGTGCTGGCACGAGTGGTGCGCACGCTGGCGCTGATGGCAACTATGCTGTTGAAGGCGCTCTTTGGGCAGCAATGAGTGCAACGAACTATGACGATGCAACCTCCACGGACTTTGCTAATAATGCAGCAAGCCTGGAGCCCAATGTGTTTAACTTTGCTAACTCTAACAAAGTTACTCTTGGTGTTTTTGATTTGTTCTTTGTTCTTGGTGCTTCCAAAGAAACTGGCACGACTTATACGACCGGCACCAATGGTGTTACAGTTTATAAGATTTCTGACTGCTCCGTGGGCTCTGCCTCTATCGACTTCGATATTGAAGGTATTGCACAGGTTGCTTGGGCAGGTCAAGGTAAGAAAATTAGCGAAGTGGCAAGCTTGAACATTGCCGCCTCGGGTGAAGCAGCACTTGCTTGTGTTACTAGCGGTATTACCTCTACGTCTAACTACGTTAGACAGAAGCTAACTCAGCTTGGGATTATTTATGATTTCAGCGAAGTTACTGGGTCTGCTAGTGGTAACAATATGGGTGATGACACTACTTACAGTGTTACACTTACGGGTGGCAATATCACAATTGAGAATAACCTTACATACCTTACGCCGGAAACGCTCGGAAGCGTTAACCAGCCGCTTGGTCATGTTATGGGTACTCGCACAATTAGTGGTAATTTTACTTGCTACCTCAATGATGCCTCTAACGCATCGGTAAGCCTCTTTGAAGATCTGCATGAAGCAAGCGGTGTTATCACCAACAGCTTCAATCTGCGGTTCTACATTGGCGGGCAGACGGCAAGCTCTCCCCGCGTTGAAGTGAACGTGCCTCGTGCACACTTGGAAATGCCTACACACTCTATCGACGACGTGATCTCGATTGATGTGAATTTCCATGGTCTACCCAGCGACATTTCTGCTTCCGATTCTACTGGTGCAGACGAAGTCTCTGTTACTTACTTGGCCGATTCTACGGCATCTACAACACACGCAGCATAAGAAAATGGGCGGGCCTTCGGGTCCGCCCTACTTTCTAAAGGATTAATTTATGAGTGAAGAAGTAAAAGCACCTGTTTCTTTGAAGAGTCTGATGACTCCGAGCAAGACTGTTGAGTTTGACTATCCGGAATTTCCTGATTTTAAAGTCAAGCTCTGTTTCCTTTCTAGAGAAGAACTAGTAAAGCTTAGAAATAAGTGTGTATCTCAAGTATTCAATAAAAAGACCAGACAATTTGAAGAAAAACTTGATGAAGATAAGTTTTTAGTAAATTATACAGAAGCTGTTATCAAAGGTTGGACTGGCCTTAAATTTAAGTATCTAAAAAATATGCTTTTGATTTCTGACGTCGAAAATGAGGAGCAAGAGCTTCCTTATAGCCAAGAGAATGTTGAAACATTGATGAAAAACTCAAATGATTTCGACACTTGGGTGACGGAAATGGTAGGAAATCTAGAAAATTTTACGAACTCCAAGTAGAGAGAATTATTTCTCTACTTGAGAGAAAGTATAAAGAGAAAATCACATTAGAACAGTATTTAAGTATCTGTGAACAGACCCAACAAGAGCCTGACCCCGAAAGGATGCCTGTAGATGACAGTATGTTTCCTTTTGAGGTACAACAGGCTCTTTTTGTCCATTCCCTTTTGCCAGATAGATGGGATGGAATGAGCGGTAGTTATATGGGAAAGGATTGGGCTGCTCTACAGGGATTGCTAGATATTTATGAAATAGAAGATAAGAAAAGTGTAGCCTACTTCCTAAAACATATAGAAGCTCAAAATATGGCGAGTGTCAATAAAGAGCTTAAACGTAAGCGGGATGCGGAAGCACGAAAAAAATAAATAAATGGCTACTAATAGAGTTGTATTTGAAGTAACTGACAACGGTACTCTTCGTGCGCTTGGTGCTCAGGCTACAAAAGCCGGCCAGGCAATGGGGAATGCAGCAAAAGGTGCAAACACTCTTGATAGAAATACAAAGGGTGCTGCTAATGCTTCTTCCAATGCTACGAAGAACTTTGCAAAAATGGCACAAGGCTCTAATGGTCTTGTGGCTGCCTATGCTACGCTTGCAGCAAACGTTTTTGCTGTAAGTGCTGCATTCAACTTTCTAAAAAGTGCTGCTGACTTTCGCGTAATTCAAGACGCGCAAGTAGCCTTTTCTTCCGCAACAGGTCAAGGAATGAAATCTTTGACTCGCGATCTTCAAAGTGCCGCAAAAGGGCTACTTTCTTTCCAAGACGCTGCTCAGGCTGCTTCAATTGGTGTTGCTTCTGGACTAGCAGCAAATCAAGTAGAAGCGCTTGCTAAAGGAGCCGCAAATGTTTCTCAGATTCTTGGAAGAGACGTAACTGACTCTTTTAATCGTCTTGTTCGAGGCGTAACTAAGGCAGAACCTGAACTTCTTGACGAATTGGGTATTACACTTCGGCTTGCAGATGCAACTGAAGCGTATGCTGCTACCATTGGAAAAAGAGCAAATCAACTTACTCAAGCTGAAAGACGGCAGGCAGTATTTAATGATGTTCAGGGTCAATTGGAAGAAAAATTCAATAGAGTTGCAGATGCAGCAGCTGTAGAAGTAAACGCAATTGATAAACTCGGAAAGGCGTTTGATGAAGTGCTCAATAGTATTAAATCTGTAAGTGCTGCGCTTCTTGAGCCTGTGGCTACTTTCTTTGCGGGCAATGTAAAATCTTTAACAGCCGCTCTAGGCCTGCTAGCAATTCCTCTAATTAAGCAAATTCTTCCTGGACTAGACGACTGGGCAGAAACTTCAAAGTCAGCTGCCAAAGAAGCAAGTGATGCTTATAGATCTTCTAAGAAAGAACTAGAGGCACTCGCAATTGCCCAGAAAAAAATTACAGATCCGAAAGCCTCTCTTCAAATGGCTGTTAGTGGAGTTAAGTCTAAAGGTGCAGGTATTCAAGCTATTCAGTCAGGAAAAGATCTTACAGAAAGACAAAGAATGTCTCTTCTTCGGGCTGCTGAAAACGGAAAAGGCGTAATTACTCAACTTTCTAAAGAACAGGGAAGAGTTTATATTGCTTCTTTGAGAGCAATGGGCACAGAAAATAAGAAGTTTGCTTTCTCCGTTAGAAGAATGGGCTCTGAAGTTATGGGCTACGGTAGAAGGATGGCAAAAACTGTAGAAGTCCAGTGGAAGGCAGCAACTGCTGCTATGTCTCGTGCTTCTGTGGGCTTTGCTCGTGCAACTAATCTTGTTTTTAGAGCCGCAGGCTTTATTGGTCTAATTACTCTTTTTATTGATCTTACTAAGTCCGCACTTGAGTATCTTGGCCTACTTTCTAAAAATGTGGCACAAGATGATATGAAGCGTAGAGTAGATGATTTAACGGAGCGCTTAAAATTAAATAATGATGAATTTTCTAAGTTTGCAAGTATCGCAGAAGAAAGATTAAAGCCTTCTGGAAAAATTGCAGTAGAAAACTTCAGAGCATTAGGAACAATGCTTAGCTCTGTAAAAGATAATGTACTTGAGCTAAATCAAGCACTTTTAGAAACAGCTGTAAATAACGCGAAAGCTTCTAGAAAACTTATGACCGGAACAGCTAGAAGAGCTAGAAGAGCAGGAACTTCTTTAAAGCCACAAGCAATTGATCTGGGAGATTTGGAAACTAAAGCAAGAGAAGAATTAACAAAAGGTCTTGAGACTTTGATTTCTGGCCTTGATAGCACTGGCATTTCTTCTCTTTCGACAGGTGCCCAGTTAAAGGGGCTTGCTCAAACAATGCTAAGCACAGGTTCTCTTACTGAAGCACAGGCAAAAGAGTTTGAAAGACTATCAGAAATTTTAGAAAAGAAAGGAAAAGTTGCTGCGGAAGTAATTCAAGCAGAAAACGATCTCGAAATGCAATACTATCAAACTATTAATAGTATTACTTCGTATAGAACCAAGTATAGCGATTTGATTCAGCTTGAGATTGGGCAGATTCAAAAATTAGGAGAAATGGCAGCAGCTAATGCTGATGTTACCGAAGAGTTAGATAGACACGCACAAAGACTGATTATTCTCAATGACTTAAGAGACCTTGAATATAAGAAAACTCTAGACAAACTGAAGTTAGATAATCAAGTTCTTAGAGACTCTCGTTTTGCTACTAGAAATCAGCGAGAAAATATAAACTTAGAAAAACAACGAGTTGATCTTCAAAACCAGATGGACTATATTAATAAAGAGATCAACACAACAATTAAAGCAGGCGTAGTTATTGATGCAGAAAAGAATGCTATACTCACTGGACAACTTGAAAATTTACGACTACAGAAACTAGCAATTGAAGATCAAATCAATGCTACCACTCGCCTTGGAATGGAAATGAAGAATGCTTTTGAAAAGGGATTCCAAGACGGCTTAGCTAATCTGATTAAAAACGAAGAAACAAACATGAAGAAAATTATCTTCGGGATTGCTCAAACTACTCTGAAAGCAGGAGCGGATTCTCTTGCTCGTACACTTACCGATAAGTTTATGGGTAAGTTATTCAAGACACAAACTCCAGAAGAAAAAATGAAAAATGCCATTGTAGAGGGCGCTCGAGAAGGTGCTGCAATTATGAAGAATGCTATCTCTGGGTCCGCTGTAGGAGGCGGGGAGCCCCTTGCTAATGCAGGGGTTTCTACTGGAGAAGCAGGCGGCAGATTTAGCTTGAAAAGATATTTATTTGGAGCAAATACTCAAAATAGTATTACAAACCCTGATACTGGCGAACAAGCTACTGTAGCCCAAAGATCTGGAGGTATTTTTGGCCCCTTCCTTACTGGAATGGAAAATCTTCTTGGTGGAAAAGCCCCTTTCTTAGAATCTTTAGGCCAAGTATTTAAAGGCGGATTACAAGGGTTCGGCACTTTATTCAGTGATTTGTTTAGCGGTCTTTTTGGCGGCGGCATGAGCGGCGGCTTCGGTGGAATTCTTTCTAGCATTCTTCCTTTCTCCAGCGGCGGTATTATGAATAATGGGAAAAAGATTCCTGGCTATGCAACTGGAGGCATTGCTTCCGGTTCTGGCAATGGACATCTTGCAATGCTGCACGGTACAGAAGCTGTTGTTCCTTTGCCGAATGGTAAATCTATTCCTGTCGAAGGAAGCACTGGAAATGTTAATAATGTTTCTATTACTGTTAATACCGAAGGAAACGTACAGCAAACCACACAAGGTGGCGGTGAGCAGGGAGCAGCACTGGGTAAAGTAATTGCAGCAGCAGTCCAGTCTGAACTTCAGAGACAAAAGAGACCCGGCGGCTTGCTTAGCCCGTATGGAGCAGCATAATGGCACTTGGATTTACTGATTTAACTGCTACTCGTCGTATTCCGGACAAGGCCATGTCTCGGCAGACTAAGCCAAAAAGATATGTTGCAAACTTCGGTGATGGTTATGAGCAAAGAATTGCACAAGGTATTAATCCTTTAGACCAAACATATAGCGTAACTTTTAATACGCGTCCGAAGGCAGACATTGATGATATTGTAGCTTTCTTTGATAGCAAACAGGGCGTTACTAATTTTTCTTTTACAATTCCCGATACAAACGGGGGCGGTAATGAAACTACAATTAAAGTAATTTGTGAGGATTATTCTATCTCCTACGATTATGACGATTACTATTCTTGTACTGCAACGCTAAAAAGAGTTTATGAACCATGAGTGAAATTATTGAATTAGTACAGAAACAAGATCCTGGCTCTGAGCTTATTGTTTTATTTGATCTGGAGTACGCAGACGGAAGTTTTGCGTACTTCACTTCAAACTATGATTCTGGAACTATTCAATTTAGGGACTCTTCTAATAATATTAATACTTATGAATCTCTGCCTATTCAGGCAGAAGGATTCGATATTAGCTCGGACGGAGCGTATTCTAGACCTACTCTGACTGTAGCAAATATTGCTAGTGTGTTTTCTGACGCAATTGGTATTGACTTTGATGATCTAATTGGTAGACGAGTAACTCGTAGAATTACACTAAAAAGGTACTTAGTTGGAGAAAGTGGAGATACTTTTCCTGCTGTAGAATACCCAAAAACAACGTATGTTATTGATAGAATTATGGAAAAGAGCGTTGTTTCGGTTTCTTTTGAATTAGCGGCTCCCTTTGATCTTAGCAATGTTCAACTTCCTCGTAGACAAGTTATTGGAGGAGGATGCCCTTGGAAATATACAGGTGCTTCTCCAAATCTTGCAGAAGAAAATAAACTTGGAGGATGTACTTGGCACAATCAAGGGGCTTACAAAGATGAGTACGTGTACGTTTCAAAGAAAGATGAGTACATTATAGATCAGGCAAATACTACTATTAATACTTTTACTTCTGGTTCTACAAATGCTACAGCAAATAATTATTATTCTTTTGTAGACTCTAGCCCTGCTTTTAAAAGATACGATACAAATGGAAACTTTGATTCTGGGTTTTCTAGCATTACAGGATACTGGCAGTGTGTAAGCAATACTTCGGATGATCCTAGTGATACAAATGTTTCGTGGAGACGAGTAAGAGTTTGGAATGACTATAGTGGTTCTGCAACTTATTACGCATATACAGATTCTGAGTTCAATGACTATGTAAAGTACTCAAATGAGATTTATAAAGTAAAAACAATTAGTATTAGTGGAACTACTCCTGTGATCGGAAACTTTTGGACATATGGAGATGTATGTGGCAAGAGAATAACTTCTTGCTCACTTAGATTCCATGCAATTCCAGACGGTAATACAGGTGCAACTGTTCCTACGGACAAAGCGGTAGCTTTGCCCTTTGGGGGGTTTCCTGCTTCAAGAGCGTTCAAATAATGTTAGCAGATATATTATTACATTTAAATCAGGAATACCCAAGAGAAGGCTGTGGCATAGTATTAAACAAACGAGGAACTTTAGAGTATGTTCCTTGTGAAAATGTAGCAGAAGGCGATGAAGAATTCAAAATATCTGCACAAGATTATATAAGAGCCAGTTTAAAAGGCGATATTCATGCAATAGTTCATAGTCATCCAGACGGCTCTTGCGAACCTAGTGAGGCAGATATAAATGCTAGCAATTTTTTAGGAATTCCATACTGGATTTATTCTGTCCCCGAAAATAAAGAATATATTTATTCCCCTGAAAAATTAGCAAAGCCATTGTTGGGTAAAACATATGAGTTTGGCAAAAATGATTGTTATTCTCTTGCCAGAGACTATTACTACACAAAACTAGGAATTACTTTACCCTCTATTCCTTTTGAAGATAATTTTTGGGAAAAGGGAATTAACTATTTTGATGACTTGCAACATACCTTTGGGTTTGTAACGGTAGAAGAGCCAAAGGAACACGATATGATTATATTTAATGTCATGTCTGATATACCAAATCATTGTGGTATTTATATTGGCGAGGACAACTTTCTACATCACGCAGTAGATCGACTTTCTTGCAGAGAATCGCTTCACTCAATTTGGGGCAGATTTATAACGAGATATATAAGATGCAAACAGTTCATTTAGTAGGTGGAATTAGTAAGTTTGGAGAGAAGTGGGAAACTTCCTGCAGAACTATTCCCGATATTTTTAAACTAATCGACTGTCAAACTCCTGGATTTCGTCAGTACATGATTGATGCTGCCGATAAAGGAATTGAGTTTCAAATTGCAAGAGGCGAAGATTTTATTGATGAAAAAGAGCTTCTTCTCTCTTTGGGTAAAGAAGATATTTTTATTACAGAAGTACCCGTAGGACAAAAAGGCGGAACTGGAAAAATTTTAGCCGCAGTAGCAATCGTAGCGCTTGTTGCGGCTACTGGAGGTTTTGGAGGCGCGGGAATTTTTGGTGGCGGAGGTATTCAAACTGTTGCAGGCTCTACAATTGGGCAAGCAGGAACTAGTGTTCAAGTTGCAACAGGACTCGGAACGCTAGGACAGGTTGCAGTAGGCGTAGCAATTAATCTTGCACTTAGTGGTATTTCTCAGCTTATGGCTCCTGGCCCCGAAACAGATGGGTCTGAAAATGAGTCCTATCTTTTTAATGGTCCCGTAAATACAGTACAACAGGGTGTTCCTGTTCCCGTTGCGTATGGAGAACTTATTGTAGGCGGTGCTACAATTAGCACTAGCTTTAGCACTCAGCGTTTTGGCTATAATCCTTATGGAAACTATGGTCCTACATGGATCGGAACAGGAGGAGTAGCGCCCAGCGGTGTAGATTCTTCTCCTTCTAGCTCTGGTGGCTCTCCTGAAGGAGACTGCTTCATTGCAGATGCACTTGTTACAATGGCAGATGGTTCCACGAAAAGAATTCAAGATGTTGTTGAAGGAGACCTTGTAAAAGGCAACACAGGAGACAATAGTGTTCTTGAAGTTAAAATTATTCGTGGTCCTTTCTACCTTTTTTCTATTAATAATTCTGACCACTTTGTAACTTCTTCGCATCCTTTCTTGACAACAGATGGATGGAAAAGCTTTAATAAATATGTATCCCGACAGCTTCACCCCGATCTAAATATCGAACAGCTTGAAATCGGAGATACACTAGTAACACAAAATGGAAACGTGACACTCGAATCTTTTTCTAGTATCAGTCAGGTTTTGCCAGTTTTTAATCTTAATGTAGACGGCGACGATACATACATTGTGAATGATTTTATCGTTCATAATAAGTAAGGGACACAAATGAGCAGACAGCAATATGGTGCAATTTACGATCTAATTTCTGAAGGGCCTATCGAAGGTCTGGT